GGATGAGCCGGATCTTGGCAATCTCAGCCGCGCCTGGTGCGCTAAAACGCTCTATCCAGCGGGCGAAATTGATGCCGTGGCGCTCCTGAAACCCGTGCTCGCCGCCCGGTCCTTCGTGCGCTTCATCATGATGGCCACGGCAGAGTGGCACAAGAAGCGCATCCGATGGTTGCCCCCATGCAGGGGGAGAAATTTTGCGGCAATGATGAGGATCTACAGGACCGTTGCATGCCGTCGGCGCCTTACTACGCCGCGGGACCAAGCAGCCGCAGGCAACCACCTTCGCCTTGTGCGCCTTGCAACGCCATGGCCCTTTGGTGACCGCCGATTTACCGAGGCGCTTTGGAACCAACGGCGCCGGCCGTCTTGCCTTGGCGGCCTTTCGCGCCATGGCTTCCTTCCCACGGGCGAAGCTCATTGATCATATTCCCGCGGCGGCGGTTCAGGCCCGATGCCACGATCCGGTTCCTTGAACACGACGCCGTTCGTGGTGCCGAATGCAAACAGCCATTCAGACAAGGACGCGCATTGCTCAGTGTCCAGATCGCTAGTGTGCGGTATCAACAAGCCGATTGCCGAGCCATCCAGCGTGGTGATCACCTCGGGATGGGCGTTGATTTCATGCAGCCACGATAGCGTGGTGGTGCGCTTCCACCATTCCAAATCATGGAGCTCTCCCCACTCCTTCGGCCACGGCAATTGATCGGCGATCTGAGTGAGCAAGCTGTGCAGCAACGCATTTTGGTCGACCGTGCGTGTTTTTTTGCTGATGCGCACCTGCTGGCCCAGCGGAGCGCGCTGCACCGCCTTCAACGCCAGCAGGCGGTCGCGCTCTCCCCAAAGGACGAATGTGGCTGCCACAACCTACTCCAGCTTATCTTCGCCGACGATCTTGTGAAAAATGTCCAGGGTGTCGGTCATGGCAACCCGGATACGCTCATATTCGTGGGTCATCATCTCCTTGATCTTGTCGCGATAATGCTCTTCCCACTTCTTGGCTTGAGACGGCGTGCGACCAGGTGCTTGTAGCCAATCGTCCGAAAAATCAAAAAACTTGCGCGCTGTATCGAAGGCTTCAAATGTCATCTCCTCGGCATCGTCGGCCGGCGGAGAATCGGGCTGCCCGCGCGTGTCCTGCGTAGCGTTGAGATCTTGGACGTCCGTCGTCGTCGGCTTCTCTTTGGTAGGCGGCTTTGCCGAGCGAGGCGGCTTCTTGTCCTGAGCGGGCTGACCGGCGGCAGCAGCTCCCTTGCCGCCACCGGCCGCGGTCTTCGCCGCTTCCCCTCCCGTGCCCGTCTCCGCGGGCTGGTCCTTCGATTCCACGAAATCGGCGCGCTTCGGCTCCGTCGGCGACAACGGCTCCGCGCTCTGCGGGGTAATATCGACCATGTCCTGGATTTCCTCGGCGCTGTGCAGACCGCGCAGCACGTCGGCGAACTTGTCGCGGCCACACCAGCCTCGAGCGCGCCATTGCAGCATGCGTGCCGGGTGGTCGGTCCATGGGCCTGCCTTGCCCCACAACTTGGCGTGCATCGCGTCGTCGCGCGTGTAGGTCTGGACGGTGGGCGTCTTTTCGCCTTTGCGCCACATCTTGCAAGTGGCGCTGACCGGGCCATCCTTGGCCCATTCCATCGTTTCCTCGACGTTCTCAAGGAGACCGCTCGCCCGGATGAGAGCTAAAAGGCCATCACCATAGACGCTCGGCATGCCGTTGATCACCGCGATCGACTGCAGAGAAGCCATCGGCGTGAACCCCACTTCAAGGCCGTGCATAATGGCAATCGCTACCTTGTCGGGCTCTGGCACGGGCTTGCCATCGACGAATACGATCTTCCCATAGGAATCCGTCCGGCAATAACTCTTCGGCGCCATGTTGGCCCGGCAGATAGCTCCGGCGATCGCAGTGATCTCCTGCCAGCTTTGCGGCACGATGGCATTCACGATAGTGCCGCGTGCGCGAGGGGCGGGCAGATTATCGGTCGGTGCTTCTGCGGCAATTTTTCTGGTGGTGTTGTTCGTGTTCTTGGTGGTCGTTGTCGTGGCCATGGGGCTCTCCTAATCTATCTGGATGCGATCAGCTTCGTATGTTGCGGATCCGACGAGATCGCGCACCCCTTCCGGATTTTGATCTGTGCCCGTAAAGCGGTTCTTCTCCAGAACAGCATGGGCGACCGCCAAAGCGATTCTCATATTCAGGAAAACATCTCTCCTGATCGTGACGGTCTCTTTCATTTAGCCCCTCACCACCGAGTTGAATTCCTCATAGAGTTCGACGCCCGGAATCGTCAGATCGCAAGTGCCGTCCGGCTTCACCGCCGCCTTTACGGCAGCCCTGAGAAGCTGGTCGCTGGACATGCAGAATTTCCGCGGGACCTTCTTTTCATCGATCACGCGGTGTTTCCATTCCCGCTTCAGCGACGACGTGGTGCCCAAGCTCGATCGGGTGCGGGTGAGCTCGGCCGGCCGCACCGCCGCCGCTTCCTTGGCTTCTTGGGCCTTCTGTGTGACCGCGCCAGCGAGTGCTTTCTCCTCCGCCGTCTCGGCATCGGCCCGCAAGCGCGTGGCCTCTTCCGCAGCAATCCGGGCCTGCTCCTTCAACTTGGCCTGCTCCTGGATATAGACCGCAGTGTCATAGTCTGTACGCTTGGCCAAGAGGCGCTTCTTGAGTTCGGAAATCGGCGCGCGCATGCCGCCGAAGTGACCGTCGATCACGCGCTCGGCAGCCAGGTACGGCGCCTTCTCATCAACCCGCGTCGCGTCCGCCACCTTGTCGAACTTGGTGCACTGCGCGACCATAGCCGACACCTTCTCCGCCGTATCCAGATCCTCCAGTTTTTCCGGCACGCGCCCCTCTGCGTCCAGCAACTCCGCCATCCGCTTCCGGAGATCCTTGACGATATCCTTCTCGTCCAGGTTCTCCTTGATCTGCTGCGCGGCGTCGATCCCCAGGCTATTGTCGCCGATGCCTACCAAGCTCATGTCAATCTCCTACGCTTAGATGGTTCAAAACGGAGTATCATCATCATTCTTGGGCGACACGGTAATGAACGTTCGCCAATCCAGGAGACGCTCAGGGGTGCTCTCGACGAACCCCTGAAGCCTCGCCAGTTCCTCGTTGATGCCGGAGAACCTCGCCTTTTCACTCCTAAGTCGCTGCGCCTCATCCCGAAACGAGGAAAGGGCTGAATCGAGCCGTGTATTGTCAGCACTGAGTTCTTCAACCCGCTCCAGCAACCGATTGAAAGCGTCCATCCCGTCCACGTCCATTTTGATCTCCTGTTAAAAGGGTACGCGACTTTTGAAGTGGTCGATCGCCTGGCTTGGCGACGCATCCGGAAGATCAGGCCGATGCACCGTCGCATAGGCCGAGTGAGCGACCATAAATTCATAGTCCGCTTTGGTCGTGGCTTCGATACTGCGCAACTGGATGCCCTCAACTTCGATCGGTATCTGGTCGCCCATGAGAATGGCCCGCGGGTTCGTTTCATTGCGGACCAGCGCCTGCCATCGCGGCGAACGGTCTAACTCTTCACCATCGATCACCGGGGGGCCACACCACGTCATCACGCCGACGTAGGGACCCCCTTTCGCGAACTTTGCGCGCCAGTAGAAACGCTCGCTCACCACGGCTCCTCGTAAGAGCCAGTGAGTAGGACCATCTGGCCACCGTACTGCATGACATTCGCAGACACTTCGGCGCGATTGACGGGATTGTCGATCTGGCAATAGCAGATGATGTTATTCTTGACGTCTAAGCGCGCGACCCACTTCACCTCCACTTTGCGCGGCGGGGGCGGGAGGAGGTCGCCATTCATCTGGCCGTCAGGGTAGACACGACCGTCTTCGTCCCATAACTGCGTATGACTATGAGGACCTGCAGATAGCCAGCCAAGAATGGGACGTGCTGAGACAGTTAAGACAGGCTGCATATGAGCGGGACAATCTGTGGCGACAATCACCATCATCAGACCGTCGCGCGTCATCACCAGTGCGCGGCCCTTATCGTCCTTGGGATAGTGGCCAGATTCTATGTGTTCCTTGACGTTCATATTGCCTCCAATCGCTTGCCTATCCGCCGCCCGATGAGCGGGCGACGTCAAGGGAAACGGTCAGTTGCAGGTGATGGAGTTCGTACCCGGCACCATGGTGCAGTTCGGCGGCGGAGCGTAGGCGGCCTGACGCACGGACACCGGAGCGACTGCGACCGGCCGAGGAACGGCCCTCTCACGTTCCTGGATGGTCTGGGCGCACTGCGGCTCGTTGGTGCGGGAAATGGCGTTCCGCACACCTTCGATGTCGCACATACGCTCCTTCGCCGCATCGGGCATACGGAGCGTGGTGGCAAGCATGATGGCCTCACGCTGCGCCTTGCAGTCCTTGCTCTCGCTCGTGAAGCTAGCGCTCACCAGCCAGATCGCGCCCGACCAGGCGACGCCGCAGTCATTGAACGTGCCGGTCGACGGCGCGTTGGTGCTGTTCATGATGAGCTGGGGCTGCGAAAGCAGACCAGAAGCCGAGGCCGCTGCAGAGGCAGCACCCGCCGCTCCTGCGCCGCCCAGCGCACCCGGCATGAAGATGGCGCCAACCGCCTCCGCCCCGGCAACCGCGCCGGACGTCGTGGTGTTCTTGCTCGTGGCCTTGGTGGTCTGTGCGTGACCAATGCCCGGGATTGCTATCAAGCACATGACAGCCAGCGCCCCGCTGATTAACTTCTTCACTGGAACTCTCCTATGGGTTTCTGTCTGGGTAGAGGGGTCGAGGCGCTACGAACGCCTCGACCGGCCCCAACCTAGAAGTGCAGTTTCACCGACGTCGTCTTGACCTTCTGGGTGGCAGACCCAGCGCCGATCGATTCCGACATGCCCCCACCGGAGCCAGCCGAGCCGCCGAGCCCGAGCGAGCCGCCGACGATCGTGGTGTTGTTGCCGGTGACATAGCCCTGGGTGACCTGCGAGCTGTTGCCCGTGGTCTTGGCCTTCACGTCGCCAGCGGCCACGCCGCTGTTGGTCACGCTGATGCCGGTCACGCCGAGCAGTGCCGTACCGCCGATGGCGCTCGTGCCGGACTGCGAGCCGCCCGCCGCCTCGGCCCCGGTCTGGCTCTTGGCCTGCTTGACCGTGAGCTTGCCGTCGAACGCGAAGGCCGGAGAGGCCAGCGCCGTCGATACGGCCAATGCAACGATGAACTTACGCATTTGAGACAGTCTCCTTGAATGCCCACACAAATTCAGGGCGGTTGTATCCCGGTCTCAGCACCGTGCTGCTCGGGAATTCTGGATTAGACCTTGTCTGCCAGTTCGCAGAGAAGGATCGCGAATTTGATGAGGAAGGTCACGGCCGGCTCCGCAGCCAATCGGAGACGGTGCTGGCCAGCAGGATCGCGGCCAGCAGGATGAGGATTGCCTCCATTTGGGTCATGCCTGCCTCCATGCGTTGCTGACAGCGAGGAGGCGCAGGGCGAGACCGGTCAGGCGGGCAGTGGGAATGAACTTGGGCTTGAACCGGATCATGCCGACACCGTCATGCTGAATAAACTCCCAGTATTCGTGATGCGTATAGGCATTCAGGATTGTTTGCCCTGGCTCCAGATGAACCGGGATTGCCTGCCCCGGCTCAATTCGCATCTTCGTCTGTCCCGCCATGATGATCCCCTTCGGCGCATTAATACGCTCATCTGCTATTTTATGTCAATGTCGACTTGCTATTTTTTTTAGACGGCGTATTTTCTTCGCTATGGACAATCCGATTGACACATTGGTCCGCCGCATCGATGCCCATCTAAAGCGGACGGGCAAAAAAGCCACCAACTTCGGCATAGAAGTCCGGAGAAATCCCAGTTTGGTTCCTCGCCTCAGGAAGGGCATAGCGTCGGTTTCAACGATCATGGCGGTTGCCGAATATCTGGATAAGATGGAAAAGGCAGAGCGCAGGAAGGCGCGGAAGACCGGGGGCAGGAATGGTCGACTTTGAGACTGACGACGAAATGACCCAGCGTCTGTTTGACGACATGGGGGCATTCGTGAACGCTTGGGCCAACAAGAACTGCGACGGCATGCTGGCTGGTGAGACGGCGATCGGCGCCCTGCAGACGCATCTGGGCAACGTGATCGGCAATATCCCGTGCGCGCATTGTCGGGCGGTCCTGCTTGAAGACGTGATCCGCGAACTGGTGCGGGCGGCTGACGCCCCGCTTGTGGTCGCTGTCCATACCGACCCCGGCGCGGCTGCTGAGGCGGCCTTGGCGCTGATCGAGCCGCAAGGGCGGGCGTGATGCCGAGATGGCGCGAGCCTACTGCCAAAGACTATGACCGCCTGATAGCGTTCTTCGACGAACTCGGTCTCGCGGCCTTCCGGCCAATGCAGAGACAGTGCAAACGGGAGCGCAAGTCGCTGGTCATGCGGGAGAAGGCGCTGCGCCAACACCAGGATGTAGAATTCCAGCAACGTTTCCGGGGAGGGCGCGCGGCGGCTTTCCGGGACTGTGGCCGCGAGACGATCCGGCTGCAGAAGTTCCGGGAGAGCTTCCGAAAGGTGCCCCGGGCGTTACCGCCTATGACGCCCGATCAGCTCCGCGAATACAAGCGCCTGCTCCACGAAGGCGCCAAGCGTCCCGACGCGCTCAACGTCATACTTTCCCCTCGCAATTCCTCCGGCGACCACACTTCCCAGTCCACCGCCGGAGCCAAGCACCGTCCCCGGGTGCTGGTCGGGCCGCCTGCTTCCAACCCGGCAGGCGGCCCGAGAGACTTAGCCCCATGAGACCGTTCCGCGTCGCCAAACCTCAGACCGAGGCACAGAAGCGAACCGATCTGGCGTCATGGAAGACGTTCGGCACCGCACTCGACCGCCGTAGAGGGCTGTTGTGTCAGACCTTCACCCCCGAAGGCGATTACGCCTGCCGAGCATATGGATCCTACTACCACAATGGTCTCCGCTATTGCGGGCATCACGCGCCCGCGGGCGCTGAACGTCGATAGTTTTCAACAACCCCCAACATCAAGGAGCGGGGACCATGGCAGAGCGTGCGCGTGCGAAGAAGAAGGCCGCCAAAGGAACTGGCCGGGTGCCCAGTCGAGGCACCGTGGCAACGTTGCCCAAGAGCGCCAAGGCGAAGGGCAAGAAGAAGCCCGACATCGGCCATAACAGTGGCATGCACAAGGTGCCCGATGAGGTCTATGACCGCCACCTGGCGAAGATCAATTCGAGCGAGAAGTCCATGCAGAAGGCCAAAGCCGAATATGACCAGGCCCGCGGCGTCCACCAATCGGCGTTCAAGGCAGCCAAGAACGACGGCTGCAATATCGACGCCATCCGCCTGGCGCGGAAGCTGGACAGCATGGACCACGGCGCCGTCGTCACCGACTATGCCGATGTCGGCCGCGTACTGAACCTGATGAAGTCGCCCCTGGGTTCTCAGCAGATGGATCTCTTCGGCTCCATCACCCCGCCTGAGCCGCCGGTGGATGCCGCGCTGCAGGGCCAGATGGCCGGCCGCAATGGCGAGCCCGCCCAGAACAACCCCCATACCCCGGGCACCGAGAATTTCACGATCTGGGCGGAGAATTGGGTCGCCGGCCAAGGCCAGCTCCAAGACGGCATCGGCAAGAGCGGCACCGACGCAACGAAGCACTGATGCCTTCGCTGCTTGCGCTGGATTGCTCGACGCACGTCGGCTGGAGCCTTTGGGCTTCAGCCGAGAAGCCGGTCAAATTCGGCACATGGCACGCCCCAAAGACTTGGGCGGTCGATGCCTATGGACGCCGGCTCAAAGCATTCCATGATTGGTTGTGCGATCATATCACCCGGTATCAGCCGGACATGTTGGCCTTTGAAAGCCCTGTTCTTCCTCGAGCCGGCATGAAGGACATGAAGACCACCGAGGACACCATGCGGCTTCTGATCGGGCTGGTAGCTGTGGCCGAATTGGTGGCGGAATTGCGCGGGCTGCGGTGCTTCGAGGTTCATGGCAGCACCGTCAAGGTAGCACTCGCCGGCACGTCGCGCTTCCCCAGCACAGAGAAGAACAGGATCATGGTGTCAGCAGCACATGCCCGCAACTTCATGGTGGCCGATGGACATCAAGCCGACTCCTGCGGCGTCGGTCTTGTGGTCTATGACATGCTGTCCGACTCTTAAAGAGGTGCGGGGGAATGACAGTCAGAAATTTAACAGGCGAAGTCCGCGCGAAGTTGGCAGAGTTGCCGGACGAGAGCATCGACATCGTCGTGACATCGCCGCCTTACTGGGGTCTGCGTTCGTATTTGCCGGACGACCATCCCGACAAGCATATGGAGATCGGGCTCGAGCCGACGTTGGGCGCGCACTTGGATACCCTGGTGGCCGTCTTCCGCGAAATGCGCCGGGTGATGAAGCCCGATGCGCCGTTCTGGCTCAACTATGGCGACTGCTACGCCACCGCGCCCAACGGTCGATCGGCCGCGGCAACGAAGGCAGCAGGCAAGGACGACCGCACGTTCCGAGATAAACCGTTCTCGACGGTGGGGCCGATTTATCAAGTCGATGACTCTCCGAGAAACCAAAGCCGCCGCGGGCGCGCGGGAAACCTCGGGAATGGCGGAGTCAACGGCGCCGGAATCCCCAACGGCCGCGTCGTCGCGGGCGGTTACCTGAAGTCCAAGGACCTGTGCCTGATCCCGTTCCGCCTCGCCATCGCCCTGCAGGAAGATGGCTGGTGGGTCCGCTCGCGCTGCATGTGGGGGAAGCCTAACGGCATGCCGGACAGCTCGGGAAAATACCGGCCGAGCGTGGCGCACGAGGAAATCTTCCTGCTCAGCAAGAGCGGTGATCTGTTCTACGACGCCGAGGCTGTGAGCGCACCGGTGAGCGGGTCGACGCATGCCCGCGTGTCCCATAACGTCGCGGCGCAGATTGGCAGCACCAGAGCCAACGGCGGCCGGAAGACCAACGACAATATGAAGGCCGTCGTCCGCAAGCGCGCGGCGCCCGGCAAGGGCATCAAGAACAACGAGAGCATGGACGATGCGCTGTCGATCATGCCCGACACCCGCTACCTGCGCACCTACGAGCCCGAGGTCTGGCACATCGCAACTGCGGCCTATGCCGAGGCGCACTTCGCCACCTTCCCGCCCGCGCTGGTCGAACGCTGCCTGATGGCCGGATTGCCCAAAGGGCGCCGCTGCGTCGTGCTCGACCCTTTCGGCGGCGCCGGCACCGTCGGCCTAGTCGCCGATCGCATGGGCCACGACGCTATTCTGATCGATCTGAACCCCGATTATACCGTCATGGCGCGGCACCGCGTGAAGGATGATGCGCCTCTCTTTGTGGAGCTGGCCTAGGCCCTACTTCCGCACCCTGGTCCCAGATGCGCCATTGTAGGTCGCGACGTGGTTATCCTTGACCTCAGTGTTGCTGGGCGCCGGCACGTTGGCTGGCGCGTCCAAGATGAACTTGCTCAGACCCGAGCTCGGCAGACCGAAGTTGTTCACAGGGATATCCCCCGTGGACATCTCGTTGGCGTAGATCACCGTCCCATAGCCGGGGCCGTCCAACTTGAAGAGGCTCTGGCCTGTGTTCTCGCCATTGTTGAAGGCGCCCACCCGGAGCCCCTGCGGCGCATAGATGCCGTACTGACTGTTCTGGATGAACGAGCCCATGATGATGTTGTGGCTGTAGCCGGTGTTGATTCCGGACCCGCCGTTGCGGCTCATGTTCGGAGCGATGCCGAAGACGTTGGACATGATCGCCCCGCCTAGGCTCTGGGCCAGCATGCCGTCCTTGCGCATGTTTTCGGCGTGCAGGTTGATGTGGCTGAACTCAAACACCGCGCCTTCAAAAATGAAACCGTATTCGGCATAGCTCGTGTAGATGTTCTGGAGGGTCGGCTTGTAGATATCCATGGCCGTGCCGCCTTGGGCCCGGATGCGGAGGCAGGCGCCGGCCGGGGGCCGATCATAGCCGCCGCCGTACAGTTGGAAGTTCATCAGGACGAAACCGCGGTTGGCAACGCCGGTCACGCCTTCAAAGCGGAACATGTCCTGACCGCCGGCGCCCACCCAGTTGATCTGCGCCCAACTGCCGTCGATGCCCCACACCTCGCCGCCGTGTTCGGTCTGGCGGAAGACGATGGTCTGGTCGATGTCGATCACCGTGCCAGGCGCCAGCGTGATCACCGTCCGGGTCGATGCTGCGGCATTGGCCAGCGCCTGCAACTGTGGCGTGGTCGTGGGCTTAGGCAACATGCCGCCCATAATGTTGATCACCGTTCCCCCGCCGCCCGTGCCGGGGACGCCTTGGATGCCCTGATCGCCCTTGTCCCCCTTCGGACCAGCCGCTCCGGTAGCTCCGGGCGCGCCCTGAATGCCTTGCAGCCCCGCGTGGCCCTGAGCCCCCGCCGGTCCCGTCGGCCCCTGTGGGCCCGTTCCTGAGCCGCCAGTGCCGCTTCCTGCCGGACCCTGCGGTCCCTGTGGCCCGGTCACTCCCTGTGGACCCTGCGGACCGGGAGGTCCCTGCGTGCCGCCGCCGGGCGGCGGCTCTACCTCGGGCGAGTCCACCGTGTAGGTCCCCAGATCATCCCATCCGTCTCCCCGCAGAAAGAACAACATCGACGCCGTTTCCGTGTTCAGCACCGTCTTGCCGTTGATGATCAGCTTGACAGTGGTCATCGGCGTAGCTCCTCGTTGGGGGCCTCACTATAACCTGTGCATGGCTCGGTGAATATCGGGGACAACCGACCAGGCACGAGGCCGTTGCGCGACCGAAGCAATAAGCATATTATTGAAACAACAAACGGCCCCCGCGAGGGAGCCGTCTGAGTGCTGAAGGACCTTGACGGGTCCAGAAAGCAGTTGGGATGTAGCCGCATCCCGTGGAGCGAAGATAATCGCTCCCGGTGTCCGAGACAACCCAATCCGTCTGTTGGTTATTTGCGTCCGGCTATCTTTACCGAGGTGAAAGCCCTCGGGTTTGTCGGCCTTCCAGTGGTTGCCGTCCTGCACGCTGGATTATGCCATGGGGAGCGGGGATCTTCGGGTTCTGGGCCTACGGGCTTCCATGGGAGAAGTGGCGCAAGTGGATCATGAGGGGCCTGCGGGTTGGGTGCCATGCCTTATCCACAGTCAGCTTGGGTTGCGGGCAATCACTAAATGCCCCGCTCCCAAGAAATCAATCATGGTCAGATTCATGAGCATCCTCTCTTGGATAGAGAGGATGCGGGCGGGAGCAATTGAAATGGGCAGGTTTCATCGCAAGATAAGGATACTGGCGAAAACCGAATGGCCGGTATTTGTGCGAATGCACGAGACGGATAATCCCATACCTGTTGACCCGCGCTCGTTTTATCCGTGGGCATTGGCTCAACCAAAGCCAGAGCGGTACAGGCTGTTCGCTGTGTTTCGGGAGTTCGTCATGTCCGAGCGATACTCGCGAACGGTGATGGCGGAAGGCGCGTATTACCATAGCCTTGATGGAGTCGTGACGCGCCCGGTGCCTGATGTATCGATCAAGAATGCGCGTCGGAACATCGAAAATATCGACCAGTTTCGCGCAAGCAGGCCACTTGGAGGGAGCCATGGCTAAAAACGAGAAGACGAGCGCGCGCGTTGCGAAGATCGCGGCCAAGGTACTGGCGGTGGACATCAATCAGTTTCCCGATCAACCGCACTCGCCGATCAATCCGGCGCATGTGGATGTCATGGTGCTAATTGGGCAGTCGCATTCGACGGGCTTGAAGTGGTCCGACATCCGCGCACTCGCCGCCTCGGCGCTCACCCAGACGCCGGACAAGCGCGATATCGAAGCCGCTCGAAAGTATCTCTACAACGACCTCGGATTCGATCCGCGCGACGGCGGAAAGGTTGGTCGAGCGACGCACAACGCAATGGGCGATCGCATCAAGCCGAGGAAGATTCTGCCGCCCAAGGCCAAGTGTGTCTTGTCGGCGCGCATCAAGTCGAAGCGCCCGAGCTCATGGCCGCCATCGGCTAAACCGGGAAGGAACTCACCGTGACGCCCTATGATCTGATCGACATAGAGGTTTGGCTCCATCATGAAAGTCACGCAGGAAACGAGAACGCCGGCGCCTATCTGGTGTCCACGGATCACAAACACAAAACCTGGGTGCCCAAAGTGGCCTGCCAGTTGGAACTGACCAATGGCAACCGTGGTACGCTCACTCTGACAGAAAACTTGGCGGTCGAGCGAGGTTTGGTGTGATGGCCAAGAATGCCCCAACACTATTTGCCGATGAAGAACTGGCCCCAATGCCGGAAAAGCTCTGCACCGATGCCCTGGCGGTGTGGAACGAGATTGCACCGGGCGCCAGTTGGCCAGAAGCCCGGTTCCTGACGCAATCCCGGCGGACGGCGATGCGGAGGGCCATAAAAGACTATGGCGGCTTGGTGGGCTGGAAAGAGCACTTAGCGAGGGCCGCGACCAGCGACTTCCTGACCGGGAAATCCCCCCGCGGCGAGCAGCACAAGGACTGGCGCCCCGATCTGGACTGGTTCTTGAAACCGGCCAATGTGGTGAAAATCCTTGAAAACAAATTCAGCGGCAAAGGACCGGCCAAATCGTCGGTATTCGCGAACGCCAAGCCGCAGGGCATCGACTGGCGCGGGACGCTCGAAAGGTACAAGCCTCGAGGCTTCTGGCACAAGGACACGATGGGGCCGCGGCCAGAAGAGTCAGGCCCGCACAAGGTCCCAGCCGATATGATCGAGGCGTGGCGAAAGAAGCATGGCATCACGGGCGTGCAGGCCCCGACTGAGACCCGCGAGCAGCGGCTGGCGGCGTCGATCGCCACGTTCCGCCGTCTAGGGGATTACGCGCGGGCAAATGCGGCAGAGGAGCAACTGGCGGCGCTCCAGGGACGGCCGCCCGAGCTGGTCCCAGCTCCCGACGCTCGCAACCCTGATGTAGTACCTCCCAAGATGCCGTCTAATAAGGGTTATTCTGGCCACACTGCCAAAAACGGCGGAAATTATTCCAAATCTATGCAGCGATCCGAGGCCGAGATAACCCGCGCCATGGCCGCCGCTCAGGACGCGGCGTGGGAAGATATACCCGAGGGCGAAAACTACGGGCGCGACGAGTGAAGCCGCTGGATCGCTCGATGTTTCAAGCCTACCGAATTAGCAGCCTGATCGACGGCAAGGTGTATATCGGCATCACGTCGCGCTCGCTAAAGGCGAGGTGGGCCGAGCATCTCTATGAATCGCGTCGGAATCGTTCTCGGATGACGGTAACTTGGGCGATCGCCAAGCACGGCGCCGACAATTTCCGCATTGAGCCGATTTGTTGCGCGCGCTCATGGGATGACATATGCGCAGCCGAACAGGCGCTCATCGAGCAACATGGCTGCACCGCGCCCGCTGGTTACAATCTGCGGAAAGGCGGCGATGGTGCCTTCGGCCGCAAGCCAACTGCCGAGGCCATAGAGCGATCGGCAGCAAAGCACCGTGGCCTTCCGTGCCATCCCAACACGCGATCTGCATCGTCGCGCACTCACAAGGGCGTCAAGAAATCCCCTGCGCATCGTGCTCGGATTGCTGCGGCCAGGCGAGGCATAGCCAGGAGCGAAGAGACTAAGGAAAAGCTGCGAGCCTATTGGGCCGCACGTAGGGCTGCGGGCGAGTTCAAAACGGCCAAGCCATACGCTCACGCCAAAATCCCGCTAGCGCTCAGCCAACATATCGCAGCGACCTACCGGCCGCGCTTCTAGGACCAGATACTATCCGCCAGATTATTCAGCCGCCGGGCTTCGGCGCGCACGAGCTCGGCGACTTCGACCATCACGGATTCGGGCAGGAGATTGTAGCCCGTCTCCCATCGCCGGATGTTGCGCCTGGTGACCTTGAGTGCGACCGCCATTTGGTTGTGCCATTCTTCGCCGAAGATGGCACGCCCGGCGATGGCGAACAGGGCGCGGCGGCCGTTGTTGTTGAGGCGAACCGACGTGTCCTTGGGAATGACCATGATCTCCAGATGATCCGGCGTGTTGTCGAGCGGATCACCATAGGTGTGGTGCACAACTTTCGTCACAGCGCAGCCCAAGTGAGCGCCGTCCAGAAAGCCACCGATATCAGGCACACGATGAGAACCGTGAAGTAATTGCCCGGATATCCCATGGTCATTCTCCCAACCCTGCGGCTTCGGCCTGGGCAAGCGCCTTCTGAGCGGCATCCTGCGCGATGAGCAGGCTCGCGAAGTTGGGAGGCTGACCAGTGACACGCCAATCTGCGATCAACGCGACGTAATTGGTCAGCGCGGCACGCATAGCGCGGGCTGCAGCCTCCGCTGCGTCTAGCTTGTGGGCTAGTTCCAGCATGTAGGCGTCATTTCCATTTCTCATGACACGGTGATCCGGTAGACGTCGCCCTTGAACAGCGGGCGGTCGATCCGGACACGCCAGCCATCCCGGCGGTAAATGGCCCGGAGGCGGTTCGCCAAGGTGGCGGCTTCCAAGTAGGTGTTGCGTGTGAAGTTCATCAGATGCTCCTGTGGTTAGTCTTTTGTTAAGAGGGAAGGGCCTGTTGCCATGTCGGCATCGGCTTATTCCCATCGGGGAAACGGTTCGTCAGCCGCTTGTCGGCCACCGTAAATGTCCAACCTGGGACGATGCGCGCATTTATAGGCGGCATGTAGGTCACCCATCCCACCAAGTCGCCATCGGCCCAGACTTCACGGTTGAAATCGTTCACAAAGCGGGTTTCTAAAATGGTCATTGCGGTGGCCCTTCTCTGCCTGTGCTGGTCGGGCCTGTGCCCGTCCTGTGGATTGAGAAATACAGCTTGGTGAAATTATTGTCAACGGGGTCTTGCAATCTTTTTTAAGATTGGTGTAGGTTGCCGCCATGAAAGATCGAAACCTACTTCTCCGGCTTGAAGCCCAAGAGGGCGGCCCCGGCGCTGCGGCCCTGACCATCGGCATCAGCGGGCAGAGCTGGAGCAACTGGAAGAACAAGGCCCTTCCCAGTTATGGGCGCCTTTTGGTGCATGTGGCGCTCAATCGGACGGGCCGGCGCCTGATACAGGATGCACTTGAGAGGAAAGAGCCATGAACGCCCACGCCCACACGCTGCGCCGCATCGCCGATGGAGCATACAAATCCTATAAACAGGCCCAGACGGTGAGCGAAGCGGGTCGCCTCCTGACGCTGCGACGGCATCTGATCGATGCGGCCGACGAACTCGACCGGCTCACCGAGCTGGTGCGGGTGTGCTCAATGCAGACCGATCCAGCTTGGGCTGCAAATCTGGCGAAGGAGGGGTTGCGATGAAACACCTACGCGGTTTCATCAACGGGGCTTGGCCCGGAATCCTCGGCGGTCTGGTCGGTGGCGTTGTTGCCTTCTGTCTATCCAGTTGCCCAACCCGCGCTCAGACGATGTGCCAGAACCTCGGCGACGGCTTCACGTCCTGCACCAACGGCGCGAGCTCGCAGCGACTCGGCGAATTCGACTTCAATTCGGATGGCAGTTGGGGCATGCGCCTCGGCGGCGGGATGTATCTGGCCAATCCGCCCGCGAACCCGCGCGCCGATGCGCCAGCGGTTCCGATCATCCCCGAGCCGCAGCCCTTTGAAGTCTGGCGGCAGCGCGGAACCAGAAAGTGACGGGCATCCTCTGTCCCACATGCAACGGGCCCCATCACACGGTGACCAAAACCAACGCCTATGGGGAATTTTTTCGGCGCCTCAGACACTGCGCGGATTGCGATCTGGATTTCACGACCTACGAAGCTGCAGGGCGGCCGGGCGGCCGGTTCATGAAGGCAGTTCACCTGCACCGGACACTCCAGGCTATGTCGCCGATTCGGCGTCAGATCGTAGAGAACCTAATCGAAGAACTAACGCCGGCTTCGGCTACGGTCATCAATTTTGGAGAGGAAGAATGAGCCACATGCGCGTCTGGAGCAACGGAAGCACCCTCTATTTCGCTGGCCAATTCTCGGCCGACGATGCCGCGTTCATTGAGCCGTTGGCCTTCCAATATGGCATGTCTCGTCCTGAGCAAGCGCACCAGCAGGCCACTAAACTCGCATGGGCGTTCAAGAGCATTTGCGAGCGCGTTGCCAAGGACACCAAATGAACGACATCTTTCAGCCCCCCGCCTACAACGATACGCCGCTCAGCCAGCCACCGACGGACGGCCGTATACAGACGCCGCAGATGGGGGCCCAGCAACTAACCCAGATCGGGGCGAACGCGGCCAAAAACGGCCTAGTCGACGTGGCTCGCGTCGCATTCACGCGCGCCGTGAGAGAGGAGCGACGTGGCGATACCCTGGCAAACTTGGCCAACGCACTGCGGCAGCTTTGGCGGTTCGACGAGGCCAACAAGATCATCGATGAAGCGCTTCAATTCGCGCCCCAGGACGGCCGGGTGTGGGGCATCAAGGGCGTCACCATGCTGGACCAGAACCGGTCAACGGACGCCATCGCCGCCTTTCGAAACTCGCTGATGTGGGGCGGCGCCGCTCCCTTTACCAAGTTCGGCTTGGCTGAGGCGCAGCTCCATGCCGGCGACTTCGACCGCGGCCTGAGGGGCTACGAATCCCGGTTTGAGATAAACTCGCCTCGCCTTCATGGCCTCCCCCGGTGGCAGGGAGAACCATTGGGCGACAAGGTGCTGCTGGTCGAGGCCGAACAAGGCTTTGGCGACACTTTCATGTTTAGCCGCTTCCTGCCTCGCATCCCAGGGAACTATATCTTCAGCGTCCAAGCGCAGGCAGTGAGTCTGTTCGGACCGGAGGCGAAGCGGCTGGGCGAAGCAGTGCGCGCTGATTACTGGTGCCCTCTCATGAGTCTACCGCTGATCGTCGGCACCGACATCACGCCCGCGCTGGCTTTCCGGCCTAACCGCATCCTGCCGCTGACGGCGCGCGGCAAATTCAACATCGGCATTGTCTGGGCATCCAAGGCAGGAGGGTCCGGCACTCCCGAAGAAATGCGCCACGGCCTGCAGAAGTCATGCCCGATCGAGGCCTTCCTTGATCTTTGCGACATCGACGGCGTCCAACTGCACAGCCTGCAGTACGATCAGGATGCCAGCCTGATGACGATGGACCTCGTTAACCAACTTCCCCAATACGACTTCCGCGACCAGGCCGCGCACATGCTCAACATGGACCTGATCATCAGCGTGGACACCGCACCGCTGCATCTGGCCGGGACGCTCGGGCGTCCGTGCATCGCGCTGTTGAACGTGGTTGGAAGCTGGCAATGGGGTTCTGGAGATACCACGCCTTGGTACAAATCAGTCCGGATCGTGCGGCAGCCAAAGCCGTTTGACTGGTCCGGAGCGATGGCCAAAGCGAAGGATATCGTGGTCGAGATGATGGGGGAGCACAAGCCATGACCGAGAATGAAGCCAAGACCAAGCATTGCTGCGGGCCAGAGGGCACTGGAAGCAAAGGGCCTCCAGACAACGACGGCACATGCGATCGTTACTGCATCGGCTCTGCCTGCATGGCATGGCGTGTGAAGAGACTCCCTGATGGCGATCAGTACGGCTTCTGCGGGCTCGTAGGTCTGGCAGGCAAGCCATGATCGGCGGCATCACCGAGCCGCCGCGCCGTTATCTCGAACATGAATGGCATTGGCTTCACAGCGAGCGCGCATCCCGACCGGTGATCTCACAATGGATCAAGGGCGGTTGGTATAGCCCGGGTGAGCACGGCCCGATTTCCCCGCAGGAGATGTGGCGCCGCGGTTGGGCCTATCTGGGGCCTGTTCCAGTACCGCCAGGAGATTGGGGATGATCGATTTCAGCAACGCGCGCGTCGCCGTCGTGGGCGACCTGATCGAGGACCATTGGATTTACGGCCGCGTCGATCGGCTGTCGCCCGAGGGGCCGTGGCCAGTGTTCCTGCCGGAGCGAACGGTCGTGCAGATGGGCGGCGCGGCGAATGTGGCCGCCAACATGTACGCGCTGGGTGTGACGCCAGTGCAGATCGCCCCGAACCGAATGGCGATCAAGGAACGCTATGTCGTCGGCCGGCACCAGATGTTCCGCGTCGACCGGGAAAACACATCGAACATTTCGAGCCAGGAGATGATCCGCCTATTCATCGCTCTCACGGAGGGCACCCAACAGCCGAATGTCGTGGTGCTGAGCGATTACGGGAAAGGCTGCTTTGGTGGCACCTTGGCGCAGTGCATCATTGAATGGTGCATGCCCCGCGGCATCGTCACCGTCGTCGATCCTAAGGGAACCGATTGGACCAAGTACGACGGTGCCACCGTCATTACGCCGAACTATGCCGAGTGGAAGGCCCATCAGCGCGGCGGCCGCGCGCGTCTGCTCGTGACCAAGGGTGAGCACGGCATAGAACTGCAGGGTGATGGCAGCGACGGCAGGCATTGGATCAACATCCCCGCTGCCGGCCCGAAGGTGGTCGATATCGTCGGCGCCGGCGACGTGGTCGTTGCTGCGCTCGCCCTGGCGTTGGGTGCAGGCTATTCCATGGAAGAAGCAGCCCGCATCGCCAACGCCGCAGCCGGTGTCGCCGTAGGCAAGCCCGGCACGTCTGTGTGCACGATCGACGAACTGAGAGGTGCTTGGGTAAGCGGGTGTAGCTCAGCGGTAGAGCAGCGGTCTCCAAAACCGACGACGGGGGTTCGAGTCCCTCCGCCCGCGCCACTCGTTGGAATCGCCAACGGCTGTTTCGACACCCTGCATGCCGGCCACGTCGAGCTCCTGCAGAAGGCAAGGGCGCGCTGCGACCGACTGATAGTCGCCATCAATAGCGATGCATCGACGCGACACCTAAAGGGCCCTCTGCGGCCGGTAAATCCAATGGCTGTGCGCTGCGCCATGCTCCAGGCATTGGCATGCGTCGGTGAGGTCCGCGTCTACGATCAGGAGGAGGATCTGGTCGACATCATCAAGGAGGTAGGGGCCTCGGTGATCTTCAAGGGCGTCGACTACGAGGGCCACCCCACCATCACCGGCAGCGATATCGCCCGCGTCGAGATCATCAAGACCGAGTTCAAATCGTCCACCGCGCAGGAAGTCTGCAAGGCTCGAGGAGTTTGGTCTTGAATCTGATGGAAGGACTGGCGCGACAGTTAGTGCGAGTTGCCAAGGCCCGGCGGCACTATGAGGACATCGGGCCGAGCGGCGCATTCGGGCTGATGATGATCGATCGAGCCCTTGAGATGGCATGTGTGGCTGCGGGCAGCAATGACATTGTCGAGATGATGCGCGCTCACGAGGACCTAAAAGGCATCAGCGAATGATCATTTGCACCGGAGTGTCCGGATTCATCGGACGCCATCTGACCAAAGCGCTCAATGCTGATTGGGTTCCGGGCCAAGTGCCTCTTTTGCGCGAGGCGGACGCGCTGATCCATCTCGGCGGCATATCCGATACCACATGCAAGGACGAGCAACGGCTGATCGAGGCGAATGTGAAGCTGACGTTGGAACTCGCCGACTCGGCCGCCGACGCTGGAATTCCGTTCATCTATGCGAGCAGCGCCAGCATTTACGGAAATGGACGCGGACCGCTCAATGCCTACGCCCGATCGAAGGCGGCGATTGATGCCTCCATGGCGAACCGATCGGACGAATGGTATGGGCTGCGGCTCTTCAATGTCTACGGCGACGGTGAGGGCAAGAAGGGCGACCAGGCCAGCATGGTCTACAAGGCCGTCTGGTCGCATCGGAATGGCAAGACGCCCGAATTTTTCACACCGAAAGCGCGCCGCGATTATGTCCACGTCAGCGACGTCGTGAAGGTGATCCTGTGGTTCGTGCGCACTTGCCCACGGAGTGGCGTCTATGACGTCGGGACTGGCGAATCGACATCGATCAAGGAAGTCTGCGATCTGGCTCAAGACATATCGCCATTCATTAGACGGATGGCGGCGACCGAGATGAGGGGAATGTACAAGCATCCGTCTCTCACCGAAATACCCGTGCCGTCGCACATGTTCTGCGCCTGCCAGATGGACACCAAGGCCGATCTCACCCGGCTGCGCAGCATCGGCTATGACGCACCGTTTCTGTCTCTCGAGGAAGGAATCAAACTGCTATGAAATCGTCCGGAACTGTCATGGGCGGCATGCGCCTGCCCAAGGATCTGGCAGCCCACCGCAGCAGCAAGCTCATCAAGAGCGCCATCGGTTCCTCCCGAGTGAAGCGCGAATCGCAGATCAAGGACGCCATCGCCATCGATTTCACGAAGCGACCGAAGGTGAAGAAATGACCGACCGCAAACCGAGACGAGTGCCGTGGGTGAAGGATTGGCTGCTGTTTGTAGCACTTCCAGTTGGGACCATCTTGATCATCGCCATCGTCCACAGCGTGCTGAAATGAACTACCCCCCGCCCACTGACGTTCGCATCCTGGAAGGCGAGGAGGAGGCCAAGACCATCGCCTATGTCCGCAACCTCATCGCGCAGAAGCCCAAGGTTCGCGACGTCTCCCACTGGGAACGCGGGTGGAAGCAAAATCTCGATGCGTACATGGCGTCGCGCGATCCAGACGATCTGATGCCAATGTACATCCGCCCGGCCCTGCCGCTGCGCTGCAATGGTCACTTCGTCATGCCAGATGATCCATTCTGCGAATGGAAGTGGTATCGGAAGTTCCTCGAATATATCTCTGACCGATGGCTCGCCGACAGCGGCAACATTTTAGAAATCGGCTGCGGATCTGGGCACAATCTCGCATGGCTCAAGACGCGCTATCCCGAAAAGAGCATATTCGGCTGGGATTGGTCCCCCAGCGCCGTGGCGATCGCAGACGCGGTATCCGACGGGGGTTCCAAGTTCAATATGCTCCAGCCGCCACCTGCTACCCCGCTCATCCTGAGCACCACCACCATTCTGACCGTCGGCGCGATGGAGCAGACCGGCACAGGATGGGGACCTCTCCTCGCATGGCTGCTCGTCACCAAGCCCAAGCGCGTCGTCCATATCGAACCGGTGCTGGACTTTTATGACCCCGGCGACCCAGTGGATCAGACGGCGATTGAAGCCCATATCGCCCGCGGTTTCTGGACCGGATATCTCGAGACTCTCATTGAGCTCGCGGACGAAGGGTGCATTGAGATCGAGGACATGGAGCGATCCTGGTTTGGGTCGCTCTTAACTGAAGGATATAGCCAGATCGTGTGGAAGCCGCTGTGAGTGAGCGAATTACCTTCACAATGACGGACGGCACGGTGCGTGAGTTCAAGCATCTCGGACGGCCCGGAGGCTCATATACGGTTCGCCTGACTTTCGAGGGGGAATTCGCCATCGTCACAGATGAATGGGGGGACAGAACGGTTATTCCGGCCCACCTCATCTCAGAGATCAAAGAGACCGAAGGGCGGCGTTGGTGAAAACCATCATCTACCAGCAGGTCTTCCTCCGCGATGCCGCCCAAGCCCGTCTATTCGGCGTCAGCCACGCCCTAATCCGCAGGCTCAACCCCGATGCCCACACCCTGGTCATCGACAACGGCAGCGAGATAGACCCGTGGGAATACGCCCAGCCAGATCTCTACTTTCGCTTCCCAGAGCGAATCGGCCATTTCTTCCACGACTTCCATGGGATGCCTGACGGATCGGTGCCGCGCGACGGACCAGGGCGAGCTCACTGCATGGCGATGCAGATCGCAATGGAAGCGGGATACGATCGGGCGGTCTACATCGAAGCCGATGCCCTCTTTGCCAAGCCCGTCGAGTGGGGCTTCGCGCAGATGACGACGCCAGTCGCCTGCCAGCCTGCGTGCATGTATTACAAACTGGATTGGCACGTCGTCTGGTTTCGGGACCTGAAATGGCTGAAGACTTTCGACTTTCCCGGGCGATACGATTGGCAAAACCGCACGGGAGAGCCCGGCGGCGAACCGGCCGGCGAAGTCATCTGGCACCAGATCCTAGGCGACAACGTAGCCTCGCTGCCCGTCCGCGGGACACGCGGCGAATCAATCAGCCTCGACGAGAACAACTATTGGATGTTCTATCCGGATGGCTGCGATTTGGTGACCCACGTCAGTACAGCAACCTGCGCGCACTTCCTCAAGATGAACGGCCATCCGGACCTAGCCGACCGCCTATAGCGCGATGATCTTGCTCATCACCATGGTCGGCTGAACCGTGGATATGTTGTTTACTCCGTTCGAGGTCACGCCGAATGCGTGAGTGTGATTGTTTGTAGCCGCTTGGAAATCTCCACCATTATTGACGCCAGAATTGCTGTTGCCGACGTTTGTGGTGCTCGTGCCAGTAACGGTGATGAAGATACCATTCGACTGCAATCCACCCGTGGCGCCCGCAGTCGCACTGGCCATAGAATTAAGCCTATCTGCACTCGCGACACCTCCATTCGTATCCATGCCAGCGACGATCATGCCGCGCAGGTCCGGAAGGGCAATCGTCTTGTTCGCGGCAAAGTCCGCTGCCGCGTTGGCGCCGCGCCCTCCCGACACCGCAGCCTGGCCATTCGCCCACGAGTTCCACAGCAAGGTGTAAAGAGGCAGTGTGTCGACGTTGGCGCGTCCAGTGGCAGCGGATGCCGCGCTGCCGATAGTCGTGCCATTGGCGAAGACATAACCCGTGGGCACAGTCGTCCCGATATAGTCGAAGACCAAGCCGGTGATCGGCGCCGCCGTCCGTTGCACGGTGGCATCCGGAAAGATGAAACCGCCCGTCGTGCTCGTAATGAGTCCACTGGCGCTGATTGGCCCGCTCGCACTGATTGATCCCGTCACCCCAAGAGCCCCAGTTGGGCTGGTCGCGCTCACGGTGGTCCAAGTCAAGCCGCCAGTAGCGCCCAACACACCAGTGGCGTTGTACTGGATTTGTCCGGTCGCGCCGGCCGCGATCGCCGGTTCAGTGATCGACTTGCGCATGCCGCTTGCGCTGCCATCACATGACACGATGACGGAGAGCCCTGCCGCCACGGTGATCGTGGAACCGCCTGCTCCGGACTTGATGCCTACCGTCTGACCGCCTGCGGTGCCGTTCAGGAATACCCACTGGCCGCCGACGCCAGACGGGACGACGTAGGTGATGGTGCCGGTGGGAGTGCCCGAGATCAGCAGCGACAATGGCCGGTACTGGGTTGCGGTCAGCGCCGTGTCGCCCGACAGGCCGGTAGAGTTCAGAAGGGACGAGCCGCCGAAAGCCGTATCGATTTGGGACCAGTCCGTGTTTACAGGGGTCTCCCACGAATTTACGAAATCTCCGTGCGCAGGCTGCTCCAGACTCTTATTTTGAGTGAACGTTGAAACCATCTAGCCCTCCGGCAACAGGCGATTATTCTTTGATCGATTCTCTGCTCCCGGTAGTACCTGAAGATTCCACGGGACGTGCAACCCTCGGAAGTTTCGGCCGCGCAATGGATGAATGTGATCAACGTGGTGCTCGATGCCGGTCTGCGTTTCTAGCGCCACAGCGACCTCGTAAAATTCAGAAATCTGGGCGAGATGAATCGCCGTCAGCCATGGCGGTTGTGCTGCGCGGCGAGCGCCTTGATATTTACGAGATTTCAATCGGCCCGGCACGGGGTTCGCTTGATATGAGTTGCGATTTCTAGCCCTTATCTTGTCAGCGTTTGCAGCGTAATAAAGGCGGTCCCAGTCTGGCCTTTTTGCCCGCCACGCCTTTGTGGCAGCCACAGCCTTCTCGGGATTCTTTTTGAGCCATTTCTTATAGGCCGCCCGATATTTTTCTCGGTTATTTGCTCTATAGGCGTTTGCGATAGGCCGCACTCGCCCCGGATTGGCGATGGCATCCTTGCGCGCCCACTCCCGTCCATAAGCCCTGACCTTTTCTTGGTTCTTGGCTTTCCATGCTGCCATCGTCGCGCCACTGCATGCGCAGCATTGATCACGATAGCCGTCAGCCGTTCCTTTTCTGCGCCAAAAGGCAGAAAATTCCTTAGTCTCGCCGCAGGTTGAGCACGTCTTCATTTCACCTCAGATAGCCCTTCCCGCGACCGCAAGCGCGCGGGCAATCATATTATCGTGGGCACCAAGCAGTTCCTTGGTCTTGGCTTGGTCACCACGCCGAGCCTTCGCCACCAACTCGGTCAAATGCTGTGCCGCCCGCGCGTGATTCACGACCGCCCCGCCGCTCGCGCGCCCTTCGCGCTTCTTTTTTCCGGTCTCAAGGCCCGGCTGGGCGAAGTAGGGCGAATTTTCAAAGGCACCGTTCACCCGCGCTAGCCACGTTGCATCACCCACATTTTCAGCACCGTGGCGTAGCATGCGCATGCCAATCTGCGGGTCGACGATACCGGCGGCGTACATCTGGTTGATGTTGTTGATGCCGCGGGCCTTCAGGTTACGCGCCAGTGTAGAGGCGAAGTGCGTGCCGACGGCGCCGGCTACGGTGGACAATCCAGCGTCGGATCCCATCAGCAGGCCGCCCAGAAGCCCCAGTCCGCCGCCGCTAATTCCAGGCATCATCGATTGCGCTGGCATCGGCGCCATGCGCTGTTCCATGAGTTTCAAGCGGTGTGCGGTGTCCGAACCGGGGATGCCGGACTGCATGCGCGCGCGCGTCTGGGTCTGTCGAGAGATGTCATCTGACAACTGAGACATGATCTTGAGTTGATCGGGCTGGAAGAGTTCTGGCAGCGATGCGCTGTAGCCTTCGATCAGTTTCTTGAAATGCGGCCCGAAATTACCGGTCGCGCCGGCTGAAGCCTCGGCCTGTTTCATCATGTGGTCGACGGCGAGTTTCTTCAGACCCTCGATCACGCCAGGGTCCCCGGCCGCCTCTTTCACCAGATGCCGAAGCTGCAATGGGCCGGTCTGCTTGTTGCCGAGTACATTGCCCATGATTTGGGTCGCGTGGTCCGCGTTCGCCGCGCCTACGAATTTGGACGCCAAAGCCGATTGAGAATTCGCCAAGTTGCTGAACTGCCCAGAGAACCCCGGCTCAACCTCGTCGATCGCGCGCAGCGACTGCTTGTACTTGTTCGTCCACGACGCCAGCGCCTTGGGGTTCAACTGGCCGTCCTTCATGATGTCACGCAACGACATGACAGCGGCATCCTTGACCGCCTGCAGCATCTCCGGGCTATCGTTGGCAGCCTTCAGCACCTCGCGAGTGATGGCGTAGCCGTCCTGGCCGCCCGGGAATGCCGCCCGCGGCACGGCCGAATCACGCACGTTCCATGCTTCGCCGTTCTTGCCGGCCTGAAGCAATTTGCCCACAGAACCCTGGCGATAGGTCTCGCCGAGGTATTTCTGGGCGTCGTTGGCCGCCTTCAGTGCCGCAACGGCGGCGGGGCCCATCTGTTCAGTTCCCGGTACTGCTCCACCGCCTGGAGCTCCTCCACCAGGCCCTGCGCCCGCGCCTTGCGCTCCAGGTGCTGGAGAAATTCCGCCCGTTCCGCCGGGGCCATCGGCTCCAGCACCTGTCGCAACACCTTGCCCTTCGCTAGCCTGTCGGGCTGCCTGCCACTCATCTCGTTGTCGTTCGAGGGCACTCTGGAGAGTTCCATTCGGGTCCATCTGTCCTTTGGCGACAGCCTCCGCTTCTGCTTTCGATCGGTTGGTGACGGCGTTCTCCAAGTCTCCCCAGATCGCGCCCTTCAATGCCTTCAAGCGGCCAAGTTCGCGCGTCGCCTTCGGATCCGACTTGGCGGCCGCAAGCGCCTCGTTGACGTCTGTCATGTAGGATCGAAGGTCGCTGAACTTGACCTCGTCCGGCATTTCCTTCGCCAACGTGGTGAAGGCGTCGTCGGGCTTCTTGGTCTCATAACCGGGCTTGTGCTTGGTGACGTCGCTGGCCTTCTTCTTCAGGCCGGGGATCAACAGTGTCTGGTCGCCGAATTGCTCCTCGAGCAGGTCATAGAGCGCCGTCCGCGCCTGCTCGGCGGTCTTCCGACCTTCCTGCAGCGGCTTGCGCACGCCAGCGCCGACCTCATCCGGGTGGACGCCAGATGGGAGCGCCTGATCGACCTGATCCTCTAGGTCACGCAGGTACTGGCCGAATTTCGCCTGTGGCTCGAGACCGGTCGCCGCCGGATCGACGGTGCTGCGCAGGGCCTTCTCGCGCGCAGCACCGCGGGCCGCGTCCTGGCCCATGATCTGCTGCCGCGCGCCCTCGTTCGCCATCGTGGTGACGAGCTCGCCGCTGGCCAGTTCCCGGTTTCCCGAGGCCTCAGCGATCCGCGGCGTGGCGCCTGGCTCCGATCTCTGCCAGTCCGGCATATCTTCATAGGTCTTCAGGGCATTATCGTAGGCCTCGCGCACCGCAGTGCCGGCCGTCCCAGCAGGAGCACCAACCTTGATGTCCTTGGCTATCTGGGCCGATGCGCGCTGACGGGCTTCTTCCTTCGTGATGGGCGGCAGGAATTTACGCCGCGCCGATATGCCGGTTTCAGCCGCTACCGGGCCCAGCATCGACGCGCCGGCGATCACGAATGGGTTGTCGGTGTGATGCGCCGCAGCCTCTCCGGAGACTCCGCCGATACCTCCCACAATGGCAGGACGAGCCGCTGCAGCCAGCCCAAGGCCCTTCTCCGTCAAAGTGGGGGCCTCCAGGCCAATCCTGGGGACAGCCCTAGTCGCGGTCCCCGCCATGGCACCGCTCGGGAGCGCAGCCTCGGTGAAGGCCCGTCCGACCTTGCCCGCTGTGGTCGTGGGTTCATATTCGCCCACCACGGGCTTCACATAGCGGTCATATATCTCACCGCCGCTCATCGGCTGCCATTCGCCGGCCTGGCGCTTGGCTTCCGCATTTTCCTTGATCCCTTTGAGTATTTCCCGCCATGAGCGCTTGTCCCAAATCGATCGGACGCCAGCCTGTCCCAAGTCGAGCATATCCACGACATCGCCGGCGAGGCCCAGCCCAGGGAGATGCGTGGCACCCTTCAAGACTGAAGTGCCTAAATTCTTGGCCGTTCCGGCAATCCAACTGTCATCCGGCTTATTGCCCAGAACACCGCCTTGACCCGGTCTATCGATTGTCTCGAAATCGTCAGCCATCCCTGATGGCGCGTAGGGCTGGAAATCGTCGGCGATCTTTGGAGGGTCTGCCATCAGGGTTTCTTCCCGATCAGGGTGCCATCAGCGGCATAGACGTTCCTGGTGGTCGGATCATACCATTGCCCGGTGCTCTGGCTCTGCTGAATGTCCTTGATGCCGCTCAGCGCGCTAGGCACCTCGCCGAGCTTCGGCGCTGATGGCTTGGCTTGCGCCTTGGGCTCCTGCGCTTGGATGTACCACAGATTCTCGGGCTTGCTCAGATGCTCGAGAACGGCACCGCGGTAGTCCTTCGTCGGCGACACACCTTCAAGAGCCTTCGGCAGACCAATCTCAACGTCAGCCCGCTTTTCCATCAGGCCAAGCATGGCCTTGATTGCCTCAGGCAGCATGTTGACGCCAGGCGTCGCCGTCTCGATCGCGCGTAGGAACGATTCCTGGCCAGCACCCGGATACGAGCTCGACTTGATCGACCCGGCGATAGCGTAAGCGAGCTTGTTGGCCTCCTCCACCTTGCTGGGATCGCTGACGACGCTTTGTACGAGACCAGGATCCACACCCAACTGCGTCAGGGTCGATCCCATCTTGCCCAACGCCTGCCCGTAGGGGCCGGTTGATGTGACCGCTTTGCCTTCCTTGTCGAACAGCGTGTTGCGCAGGGACTGCACCAATTGCTTGGACGTGCGGCCATCCTGTGCGCGCGCATAGACCTCATCGGCGACCTTCTGGTTCCGGTCCGTGACGTCCATTTGCCATTTCTTCTCGGCGGCAGCCTCCTTGGACCCAGGCACGTTCTGCACGACCCCCTTTGGATCGGTCAGAACGCCGCTCGACCGTCGCTCTTGCTCAAGCTGCTGGGCGCGTTCCATGGCGGTGGACTGGCCCTGTGCATTGCCGCGCTCGGCGGCTGCCTCAGCTCGGTTGCGCCAGAATTGCGGATCATTCTGGTCTGTAATCGGAGGCGGCTCATCGGCCGACGAGGACATCGCGGGATCAAGTGGACCGCCGCCCTGTTTGGCGATGCGGCCGCCATGCTTGCGCGCAGTGACGGGGCCGATCGACTGTCGGATGGTCCCCATCTTGCGCTGGATCTCTTCATATTGCGCCCGCTTTTCTGGCGGCAGTTCCCGCGGATGACTGAATTTGCCCAAAATGGCCACGCTCTGGCGCTCGAGCGCATCCAATTGCGCGGCCGGATTCATCTGGCTGCCCGTGCCGACAGCCGAGGCCTCTGCCGTGCGCAGGCCCATGGCGGATTGGGTGAGCTTGTCCACCGGGATCGTCTTCATGCCATCCAGCGATATCGCCTGCCCCATCCGCATACGTTCCGTAGCCTGATCGCGCTGCTGCTCATAGCGGCTGCGCTCGCCTGGATCGAGGCTGGTATTGGCCATATACTGCCAGTACCAAGGGACATCCTGTGGTCGCGCTTGCGCGATAAAGGCCTGGGCTGCCGGCGGCAACGTCTTGAAATAGTCGGTGGCTGATCCCTGCGACGGCGTCGCGCCTGTGCCCTTGGTCCCCAGCAAATCGTACATCCGGCCTGTGAGAGCCGACAGGTTCTTGTCAAACTGCTCTGTCGAGGCCTGCGGATTGCTGCCCACGAAATTGGCTTTCTGCCGGCTGACCAGATTGAGGGCCGCCATGATCTTCTCAAGCTGCTGGGTATCAGCCTGCTGCTTGCTGATGTCGATGCCCTGCTGTTTGAAGCCCATGGCCGGATAGGCTTGCGCAGCCGCGGCGAGCCCGGTGCCGACGGAGCCCGCCAGAGTCCTTGAGGGTGAGGCCAGCATGTTGCCCAAGAAGGTCAGACCGGTCATCACGGGCCGCTCATTGCGGTCCATCCATCCGCCCTTGTCGAAGAACCCAGGCGATCCGCCGGGCTGGGAATTCCGGGCATCGGCCGTAGATTGCAGGCCGAGTGCAGCCGCTTGATCAGGCGGCGCAGCGGCCAGACCGGTCTGAGGCGGTTCCGGAGCGGCTGGGGGAGGCGGCACGGGGGCAGCAGCCGGTGGCGCGGCTGCCGGAGGCGGCGCGACCGGAGGGGGCGTGGCGGGCTGCGGAGGGGCTGTAGCGAGGCCCTGCGGGGCGCCAGCGGCTTCATCCGGCGACGGGGAAGCTAGGCCACGCGGGTTGATCAGCTCGTCGATCTCATCGGGCGAGAGCGCTCCGCCCGCGTCCTTATGGATGCGACCACCGGTGGCCAACCCAAGCTGGTTCAAGGTCCGGGCGGTCAGGTCGACATCGACGTCAGCATCGTTGGTCGGTTCTGACCCGGAATCGACCCCAGATTGACCCGCTTCCGGTTCGGTATCGTTGGCCGCCCTCAGCGCGCGCATGGCCGACGATGCCGGCTGCGTATCGGTCTCGTAACCCATGTGGGCGTTGAATTTCTTGACATAGTCCGGAACTGAGGTGCCCAGCACGTCGCGGTCGTTGCCGGCCACTTTCACGGGCCGCCCGGAGAACCAGACAGACGCCGCATCCTGCGGACTGCCATGCTGGACCATGGCGCTGCCAAAGACATTGTCGAACACCGTGTCCTGCACTTCGGGCGAATTCAGGAACTGATGTGGCGTCATGGCGGTGCCGGTCACCTTCTTCGTCCAGGCGGGGATGTTGCTGCCCATCACCTGGTAGGCGCCCCAGGGGCGGTCGCCGTTCTTGCTGGGAGGGCCGATCGCATCGTATCGACCGCTGCTCTCAATGCTCTTGATGGCGTTCCGCGCCCGCAGGACAAGGGAGCGGAATTCGTCCACGGGACCGCCTGCCGCGCGCCGCGGCCGGCCGCCACGGTTCATATTGTCGGCGGCAGTGCCGAGAAGACCGCCCGCCAAGCCGCCCAGCATGGTGCCCACGCCAGGAATGATCGAACCGATTGCCGCGCCGGCCATCGATCCGACGGCCGAGCCCATCCCCTTACCCTTGGCGCCCCCACCGCCGCCGCCACTTTGGGGACGAGACGCAGGCCCTTGCGCCTGCATATTCACTCCCTTGGCGACCTCGTCATCCTCGAGCGGGATGTCTATGGCGTTGACGTCGCCATATAGCCCCAGGCCGCCGCCACCCGCCGCCCGCTTAGCGCGGCCGCCGCGCCTCAAGGCCAGTGCGGATCCATAAGTGCCCACGGCATCAAGCGCCGCAGCGTCTCCGACACCCCGCATGGCCGCGTCGGCCGCGCCGTTATCCGCCCATGCGTCCCACTTGTCCGATATCCAGTCGTAGGCGTCCTTACCTGACTTGTAGAGCTCCTTCCCGCTCTTCAATGCGCTGGCGACGCTCCCGATGGTATTTACATCGCGCGACAGTCCGCTTGATCCCGATGCGGCCGGAGCCTGAGACGCCGCGGTGGCCATCTGGAGTGGCCGTCCCGTGGCAGGCTTCGTCCCCAGGCCGCCGCTCGAACCGGCCACCTCGCGCCCCTTCTGGCCGGGCATTGTCTCGTAGAGGCTTTTCTGCAGCGCCAGAATGTCCCCCATTGTGCCCAATCCACCGCCGCCGGCGCGATGCGCGCGACCGCCGGCCCAATACGTGCCGCCATCGTCACCCCCGACGCCAGCCGCCGCCGAGCCGCCCACGCCTGCATCACTGGACGCGCTGCCGCCTACACCACCTGAACCGCTGACGCCGCCCGATGTGCCGTCGCCTGCGTTGCCTGCCGTGCCGCTGTCATTGCCGGTAGCGGCATTGGCGCTCCCAGCATCCATCATGTTGGCCAGACCGACCGGACCAGTCGAAAGGCCGATGCCCGGTTTCGGTGTCTCCCCCTTTGCAAGCGGGTCGACCGGCTTCAGCGGATCGAATGGCGCGCTGCCAAGTCCCGTCCCGGGCAGCGGCACCGGCATAGGGGGACTGGCGACAGGATTGCCGCCCATATTGGGCAGCCCTGGGATGCCGCCAGCAGCGAAACCCTGATGCGCGTTGTCGACCGAGACTGATCCGCCATCTGCCGTCGCGAGGCCGCCAAAGGCTTTGGTCGCGCGCTCATAGTCGACAGTCTTATAGCCATGGCTCTCGCCCACGGCCTCGGGCCGCACCTTCTCGACGTCCTGCGCAAGGAAGCCGATATGGGTTTCGCCCTGTCCCTTGTACTTGAACCGGACGATCGGAATGCCGTCCTTGGTGTGGCCAAGAACCTTGATCTCATGCTTCAGGTCCTTGTCGGAAAAATATGGCTGCGGTTGAAACGCACCGGACGTCGTGGCGCTCTGACTGCCAGATTGCGCACCCGTGCCCATGGCGATGTTCGCCAAGAACTGGGCCGTCTGGAACGGGTAGCCTTGCTGCTGCAGGAACTGGTTATACTGCGCGCTGAGATCGGCCTGTTGAGTCTGCTGCGCGACCGTTCCGGCGCCGAGCTGCGCCTGCGACTGTGAAAGATCGTTCTGCAGCGCCTGCGTCCCGAACTGATTGTAGAGTTGCGCGGCATTCGATCCGATCCCGTAATTGGCCTGGGCGAGGCCAAGGCCCTGTCCATAGCCCTGCTGACCCATCTGGCCCTGGAACTGCCCGAGGCCCAAGCCCTGCCCGTAGACCTGCTGGCCGATACCGGCAATCTGCCCAGCGCCCTGTTGAAGCGCCGCACGGTTAGCCTGCTCGGCACCAAGATTGACGCCCTGCTGCTGCTGGGCAGTCCCAAGCGCCTGTTGGTAATTCTGATTGTAAAGGTTGGACGCTACTTGCCCGGTGGCCAGACCCTGTTGCCGCTGCAGGTTGGCCATCGCGATACCGGTGCGATCACCACCATAGGATCCGCTCAGGATCGAGTTGCCAATGAGATCTTGGCGATCCATTGCCTGCTGCTGCTGCAGGTTGCCCAAGGTCGACTGAACCACGGCCTCGTTGTAGGGGTTCATGTACTGGCCGATCTGGCCTTGGAGATTTTGCGGATCGACCGACTGGGTGCCCGCCATCGCCAGGCCAGTAGCACCCATGTTGTAGGGCTGCGCTTGCCCGGCGCCCTGCTGTGCCGTGTTGAGCGCGGTCTGGTTCATATCGCCCCAGCCTTGCGCCGAGGCTAGCCCCGGCTGAGCTGAATTGACGGCCGTGTTGAGCGCGCCGTTCGCGCGCGCAAAGGTAGGGTCAATCCAGTTCCGGGCCCCCGTGATCTGATTGATCGCGCTCCCTTGCGTGTCATTGACCGGCGCCACGAACTGACCGCCGTACTCCTGAAACGGCCGATCAGCCGTCTGCTCTGCCCTCGCATTCACGGCATTGTAGCGAGCCATCACTTCGGGAGGGATGGTCATCGTCGTCATGCTGTTCTGATTCGACTGGCCGCTGCCGCCCTTGCCGCCGTTCAGGATATGGCGGCTGGCGATCGATGGACCGTCATGGGTCAGGACGCCAATGAAGCCATGGCCGTCGTCCCATGGCTGATCATCGAATAGATAGGCGGTGTGGAAGGCAACGCGCACGTTATGGTCCCGTCGTTCCTCCCGTCATCTCCTCATGCGGATTGTATAGCCAATAGGAGCCGGCTGGCTTGCCAAGCACCCTCTCGTACATTCTTACCTTCGCGGCAGTGCGGTCGTTGCTCAGCACGCCGATCATTAATTTCATGTCTAGGCGCTGGGCCGTCCACTTCGCGAATTCGATCAGGCGCCGCGCCCTGCCCCCCTTGACTGCGCGGAAATCAGGATGGACGAATATGGACCGTTCTTCAACGTATTGCGTCCGGCCGCTCCACGGCGGACCGATGCGCATCAGGATCGTGCCCTCGAGTTCGCCGTTCTCTCCGTCGATCACCCCCATGATCCCGTTATGGAGGTTCAGCGACTCGTAGATCGTCTGCAGCGCGACGCCCTCCTCATAGTCGAGCAGCGCGCCTTCAGCTGCCGCCAGGCGAGCGATGCGCATCACAGCGTCAAGATCCTCCGGCTTGCCCACCCGGACCACGACTTCGCGAACCTGTGAACCGTCAGGCATCAGTCAACCGTCCCGCCGCGCCAATGCCATGGGAATTGATCGCCATATTGCGGCTGCCACGGCTGCGACGTCTGCGGCCCAGGGAAAGTCTGCGGCGACAGATAATGGACAGAGTTCGGATTGACCGGCAGACGCCGCTCAATCGCGTCCAGCTTCTCCATCAACTGCTTGAACTGCTCGTCGGTCATGGTCAGTCCTTCTTGGGCGGAGGAAGTTTGCGCAGCGTCTTCACGAGCTCGGCGCGGAAGTGCGGAACCCACGCATCCAAGATCGCATGGCCGGTCGCAAGATCACCGTTGCCGAACATCCGAACGTCGCCATCGGAGTAAACATGCTCTCCGCCGGCCGCAACGATCGGCACGCCGCGCGCAGTACCGACTGCCTCACCGCCATCCGCATGCGGCTTCGGCACGTCATAGGGCATTGCCTCCTGGTCATAGGGCGCGCCCTTCGGCGAACCGTATGGCGTCGAACCGACACCCATCGGCATCCCAGCGCCGGCCTTCTTCTTGCCGTAGAACGTCTGAGCGAACAGTTTGGGCAGGTTCTTGGCGATTTTGAACCCCGCCATGGTATTACCTTCGCCGAGCCCGGACACGATGTCGGCCGGCAGCACATAGGCGCCGTCAGGGACGTGCATTGGGAGGTGGTCAGTTCGTCCGGCGACGCTACTCATGATCGGGCCGGAGTGGTGCATGGTCGCCTTGGCGGCGATCGGCTTGGCCGGTCCGCCCTCAGCGCGCCGCTTGCGGTTATCCCGCGCCATGCGCATCGCTGCGGCAACCGCTTGGTCCTGCGGGCGACCAGCATTCATCATTTCGACGATGTTCGAACTCTTCGTGGCGTTGCTCGTTCCCGGTGTCAGCGGCATTCTTAAACCCGAGCGTAGAAGAAGGCGGCCTTCTGTGCCGCCCCTGGCTTATACACAAGACCGTTGGCAAAGACCATGTTCACAGCTTGGAAACCCGTGGCCGCTGGAACTACAGACACCTGAGCCGTAGCAGAGGCCGTGGCGATCGATGATGCATCGTAGAGCCCTCCCGTAGCGCCAGCCACGACCACAGACACACCGGTCACGCGCACGAACCCTGGGACAATGAGAGTATCGATCGAGAGCTGTCCCGATGGATTGCTCGGGACCTGTGCGCTCAGCGCGTTGGCGATCGTATTCGCCGCCTGTACTGCATTCTGCAACGACGTCACGATGTCGGTGACAGAGTTGCCGATGCTGGAATTTTGGGTGGTGGGCAATGCCATTTACAAAAACTTCCCATCTGGTTGGAAGCGATAGCGCATATTTCCAAGTCGCCAGAAGGTGCCAATGTCGACATTCTCAAACTTCATTGCCACCAAGCGCCCGCGGAATCGCGGGGTGATATAGCGCACTGCTGTTGACAGGGTGAACGGTCCGTAGGTGCGCGGGTTTTGGTCAGTGGGATATTCAACGACATAGAATGTCAAAAGCACCTCGGCGTTGGTCGCCGGCGGGTAGCCCCACTTCATGTCCGGCCAGACCTGGTCGACGAACATCAGAACGTCGGCCTCGCTCAGCACGAAATATCCGGTGGTGAAAGACGCCAACAGCGGTTGCCCATCGGCGTCGTTCGACGTCTCATGCTGTTGGATGTAGTTGGTCGTGGGATCAGCGCCGACAGGAGGCCCGACTACCGACTGGTTGATCCAGGCTGACCGCGGCAGTTGCCCGATATCCCACGACGTGTCGCCCAGTGTCACGTTCATCTTGACGTAGGAGTCGACCTCACCGTTTCCGTCGGCGCTGGCAAAGAACCACTCTATTTCGTTGAAGTTGGAATTCGTCGCGCAGCGGATCAGGCCTTCCGAACCTGGGAACAGACGCGGGAAGATGTAATCCCATACCGGGCATTGCACTGGCTGCACACCGCCGGCATAGGTGTAGAACTGCGATGGTCCCATCCAATAAACGACGCCGCCGATCGTGCCGGTCGCCTTCTGGGCAATCAGGCCGCAACCAACACCGACTTCGTTGAACGAATAGACCGATCGCGAGACGTTGCCGGGGCCGATGTACTGCATCACCCATAGGCCTAGATCGGTCCACAGCAACCCCTGCGTCGACACCTGCATGCCGCCCACGATCTTGGAGCCGCGGGGGATGCGGAACTGGCCAGCCTGGTTCGTCACCTGGCCGATCCATTGGAAGAAGTTGTCGACGTCGCACCAGCGCACCAGTAGCGGATCCGGCACGCCCGTGACCGTCGTGCCGTAAGCCACGATCTGCCGCTGCGGCATAGCCACGAACATGCCAGCGCTCGAGGATGGCCCAGCCCATATCGCTGTCGCATTGATCAGATTCAGCGACGGCGACCAGTAGAAGATTGGGCCGCCCATCTCGGTGTCGTTGTCGGGACTGCCAAATGTCGTGAGCGTGGGCAGCGACAGCAAGACCTCGCCGAAATTGTCCAGGTTCCAATCACGCGTGGCGATCTGAGTACCTGTCGAGGGCGTGGGCGACGTGCCGCTGCCATAGCCTCCCTCACCATATCCGCCTACACCATATCCAACTCCCGGCGGGTTCGGTGCGAACGACAGATAGTAGTTGTAGCGCGCGCTACCGCCGTTGATGGCTTTGGTTTCGGTAGAATTCGCTGTCTCGCGCCCGAAGATGCGGAATGTGTTTTGGTCGATGACGGCTTGCACAATAGCATTGCCCGACAACGTGACGCCGCCGACTGTGGTCTCAACCATCACTGGATACGTGTCTCCGATGATATAGCCATGATTATTGAGCGAAACATCAATGATCGCCGAACCGCTAGTGGCGTTGAAAACTGCGACTGCACCACCGTTGGAAACGTTGACAGGCGGCATCACCGGGTTGCCCAGCGCATCTCGCATTGTGACATCGTAGGTGGTCGCACTGAACGGCAGCGTCAGATATGACCCGTAGAGGATCATGCTTCCCACTGCTATATGCGTGGCGATGAAGACCGTATCGAACTCGGTGGTCGTGATGCTGTTGTCGATGATTCTGGCGAAGGTGCTTGCCGTCGACAGCGTCACATTCGGCGGTACGTTGTCCTGCTGAACCCGCGGTGTGATGTCGGTGAGTTGGCCACCTGTGATGAAACCAAGGAACGATACGCCCGTCGAATTGCTGATGTCGGTGCCGACTGCCAAGCGCTTCACCGCCTGGGTATCCTCCCACGCCCACAGGGCACGCGGCGTCGCCGGCATCGCATTCGGATAGTAGCGCGTCCAACCGCCCAGTTTTTGGATCAGCGCCGGTTGATTGGGATTGGGATCTGGCATGTACCGGATGAGCTGGGACACGCTTATAGCTGCAGTGTTCAGCGCCGGCGTCCGGTTCACATCCACCGAAGGCAGGAGTGTCAGTGGCGCGTGCGGCACGTCCTATCCCCTAGTGGGAGAGGCAACCGGAGTCGGCGACATGGACGTCCAGCCCGGCCCAGCAAATTTTTTGCGAGTCTCTTCTGCAATAGCAGTGGCTAGGTGGCGGTCATATTGTTTCTGCCAAGACACCGCGATCTCAGGATCATCCATCATGCCCGCACGGCCAAAATTGCGTTGGTATCCTGAAATGAACACCATCGACGCAGCCAACATCAGGTCCGGCACGTTCATCGAAATCCAAGTCGACGTATTGCCAGAGGACAGCGATGCGGGACGAATCGTACCGATGATCTCGACGCTATAGCCTACATCCGGCCATGGACCGAAGATGACCGTCGTGTCGTTGCTCTGGGTCTGATTGAACGGGGCGAACAGCGTAGGCATGGCAGCGCCAGTGGCGCTCCCCCACTCGAAATCCAGCCGCTCCTTGGTGGTCGGCAGGCACGGGTTGCGGCTGCCTGTGCCC